CAGAGAACATTATATACACAGTATTCCAAGAGAAGCAGTTATTAAAAATCCTGGTGATGGATGGTGTTGGCTATATGCTAGTTATGATTATCTACGACTAGCCCAACCCCAAGCAGGAATGCTAGATATAGGTGAGGATTATTCAATGAAGGCTTATGTTATGTTACCTATGATTGATCCAGGAGCTGTTATATTACAGTCTATAGATGGTACACTTAAGGTAGATGCAGGTACACTTTATAGAGCAACACAACACAGTTATCAAGTGTTCCAACAATATTTAGAAAATCCACTATTAAAGAAAATGAGGGGTTCAATATACTATTTCAGAGAATCATTTCAGACAAGAGGAATACCAATAGTTAGAACCGACCATAGGGAATATAAAGTGGCAACGCTACAAAATATAGGATTTATCTCAGTACTATCATTTTTAGAAGATGAAGAACACACAGAAGTCCTCATACCAGGAGTAACATTTGAGAGAGAAGTCATAGAAATTCCAAGATTACCAATGGTTGGAATCCATGTAGATGTACACTATTACCCTGAAGTACTTTCATATATATGTGAGATGTCAAGAAAATGTCCTCAATACATGGTAGGATGGACATTTCCAGAAGAAAATGGTACTTACGTGATGCCAGGAATGAAAGTTATGGTAAGAGATGGGAATGTAGAGATGTACGCCAATGGTAATAATTCATGTAATTCATACTCACACCCAAACTTTCCAATGCATGTAGACGATAATGTAATGACAATATCATTTGGGAAAGGTTTTTATACAGTGAGAACTATGTGGAAATATACTGAAGATGGGTGTGCTTATCGATTAATGGAAGTGACTCCTTCAGTCTTCCAGGTTAAGAAAATAGATCATGAGGACTTACAGGGTCTCCAAGTATTCAAGAATATATTCAATACAAACAAGTTAACAATAGGCAAAAATGTTATAGAAATGTCAAACTATAGATTTTATATGTATGATGCAAATCTGAAAGACATGGCAACAGCAAAGAACATAACAATACAAGCATCACCAAAGAAAGTTCTTGAAATGTTTAGACAATTATTAACAACTTACACAGTGCAGAGGTGTTTGAACGTGACAGCTAAGCATTTAGCAGAGGAGAGTAATCGAAATGGAATGGATCTCAATGCTATTTACATAGCACAAGAATTAGCAGGAGCTTATATATTGAGTATAGGTGATAAAATCAATGTAGATGGAGTTGGACAGGAAGTTAGGAATGCAATCAACGGAATATCGAGAATAGTACCAAGAGGAATATTGGGAAAATTCAATCTAGCTTTGAGGAGAATAGAAAGGCAAGATGAAGAGGAGTTAGAAATAAACGAAGATGAAGGAATAGTCGAACATACCATGAAAACAATTAAAGTTAGAGGGAGACAGTTGCTAGGATGCTTACCAGGAGCTTACTGGTTTTGGAGGATCTATAGCAATATGAAAAACAACCAAACAGGTAGTGGATGGAGAGCACTATGGAATTTCACAAAAAATACCTACGACAACGTACCAAATATAATAGGAGCAAGTCTATTAACTTATCTAGGATATCAATTCTATAGAGGATTGCGAGCTATATACGGAGGGGCAAATGCGATAGTTAAACATAGAGATAAACCTGTAGAATATAGCAGTTTCTGTGTAGGTAATAGGTTGACCGGGTACAAGAAAGGAAAGAAGATCGAAGAGTGTATAAAATTAGGCTTTGATCAGAGAGTAGCAGAGATACGAGGGTTACCAGTTGGAGAAATAATACAGATAAAGAAATTTCCTAAAAATATAGACAAACGACTTACTAAGGAAAATGATGGTAGCCTTTTTGACAAAGTATTTGAATGTGATAGACAAGAAGACAGAGCCGTAAAAACAAAAGGTCCCCATTTTGGACTATTCCCAAGTAAATTTCATTCATGTGTTAGAAATAAGTGGGCAGCATTATTGAGAGTTGTGAATCCAGTACCCAGTCCAGATCCAAAAATGCTTGAAAATTATGTACAGTGGTATAAAAGTGAGATGGTAGAATGGATTAGGGAGTTCAGAGAATATGAGATGAAAACAAAAACAGAAGACTGGATGAAGAACATCAAAACTTATGTCAGAGAATTTGTTGAACACTATAAGATTGACTTGAACACAAGAATAATCAAATGTGCACAGTTTGAAATTTCTGTTAAGACAGATGAATTAAATATTGGAGTTGAAAGTGAGGAGAGACCAAGACCAATCCAACAATCAGAAAATACTTGCAAATACATGTACAGAGCAGTCTACGGAATGACCAAAGTATTATGTAAATTGAATCCAGAAATGGCATGTGGGCATGACTGGCAGGATACAGCTAATATTCTAGAAGGAATAACAAAAAATCTCGACGATTACATAATAATAAATGGAGACTTAAGTTGTAATGATGCAACACAATCTTTTGAGGAGAGGATACAAACAGATCTACCTTATTTCTTAGAATTAATTAAGACAATGGACGTTGATTGGGCAGATAATATGGAGGATGTATGGAAGAACTTAAACGGAGTGTCAACACAATACATATCATTTAAGGAGTTCAAAGATGTTATATTAGCCTTTTTAGGTAAACAGGGAACTGGATCAAATGATACAACAGTAGGAAATACAGAAAGAAACTACAAGAGATTAAGATGGTATTGTGAAAAAGTATTAGGTTTAAAGAAAGTAAAATTCGAGTATAGTAAGGAAACAGGGTTCATTCTAGTACATGCAGGAGACTATGGACTGATAGTATTAGGTGATGATTTTCTAATCATAATCAAGAAGAAATTTATGGATAAACTGAGAGAAAAATGGCACTATATATTTGCAAAAAATAGGTTTGACAAACAAGGTTTAGGACACTGGTATAAAGATGAAATAGACACATCATTTATAGACTTTTGTTCAAGAGATTGTATCCAAAGAGGGGATGGAAGTTTTAGATGGATGAGAAAACTGAAGAGATTTTTAGTATCAACACCTTTCACAACAGCTGTAAAAACTAATACAAACAGACCTGAGATTATACAATTTGAACTACAAAAACTCGCTTATGTAGAAGGAATGGGAATACTCAGATGGGCAAAGAACTTACCATTGTTTGAGAAGTATGCAAGGACATTAATA